CAGGTATGCCGCATTCTCCAGAAGGCTCACGCCCTCATTGGAAATGTAGAAGAAGATGACCGCCGTCCTTAAAACGCAGCCTGTTCCGATAACCTGCACATCAAGGATATTTGCGACACCCACAAGCAGGAAGATCAGCACCTTTTTGAAAATGCCTTTGAATCCGACTTCGCTTGACAGCCTGTGGTCAATGACCGCACACATAACGCCCGTGATATAGTCGATAGCCACAAATGCAATAAGCGCATACAGCAGGCCGTCACAGCCGCCGAGAAACCAGCCGAGCCACCCTCCGATGGCCGTAAAGATGAGTTGGATCGTGTTCCAGAATTCTTTCATGATGAATCCCTCCGTTTCTTAAATTTTTGTATAGAAAAAGCGGATGCCCATATCCGGACAGCCGCCTGTTCCCAAGAAAATATTTGAATTTTGTTTATGCTTTACAGCCTTGTTTCCTTTCCTGTCAGCACATCCACAACCGTTGTGCCTTCCCCAAATGCCGCCCTTGCCTCCGCAAGTTCCTCTCCGGAAAGCCCTCTGTCATTCCTGCGGTACTGTGCAAGGCTCTCCACATTCTGCACCTCACGCTTTTCTGCCGTTGCTTTCCTGCTAAAACCGTAACCGGCGTATTCGAGCTTTTCGCAGAAGTCATCCATCAGGTACCGCCCGTTGCTGTTCCATCTGATTGCACCGTCCGCATCGACCGTAGCCTGCGTGTCTGCCTGTGCCACCGCTTTCCTTACTTCCTCCTCTGCGTTCTTCTTCCAGAATGCCCCAAGGCTGCCGCTTATTTCCCTTTCAAATCTTGTCATTGCGTTTTCCTCCGTTTTCGTGATTTCCCTTTCGGTAGTACACATATTCACTCTGAACGCACATATTATCAAGTCATTTCGGAGCATAAACTGCACAAACATCTGGACGGAAATTGTGTACATTTTATTTTACCGTCATATCTAATTGAAAATGTTTCTGTGAAAAAATGCTTATTGCATTATTCCGTCCGTTTCCACATATAGCAGGTGATATACGGCTGTAAGTTGCTGTGGGCGTTCCCGCTTCCTGCGGCTGCAGTAGAGCCGGAAATGGTATGCCCGTGGCTGCCGCCGCTTGCAGTTGCTTTATTCGTCAGGGCTGTATACGTCGTACTGTCAACCACAACTTTGTTGCTGGCATTGTCAACACCCCATCCCGATTTCGTCAGATTGAGGTTATGCTTATGGGCGCCGCCGCTGTCAGCCGCAAGCGTTCCTTTTGCGTGGCTGTGGCTCGGCATCTGCGCCGTGGTCAGCGTGACTGTAGATGCGCCGCCTGTCTTTTCCACCGTGCTGAAACTGGTATCCGAGGCATCCACGCCGACAGGCACACGCCCCGAACCCCACGCCACCCATGTGCCGCCGAAAAAGGCTGATGGGTTGGTATTGTTTACGCTCATATAAATGCTGCCGACCGGATACACGCTGCCCGCTATGGAGCTGATATAATCCTTCAGCAGCTTCCCGTACACTTTTACATCCCAGTCCTCCGAAACCTCAAAGCAGTTATCCGTTTCGGACACTTTCCCGACTGCAAGCCCCTTCCCGCCGCTTTTGAAATCCATCACCACAGCCGCCGTTGAAACAATGTCCTGCACGGAGACCGTGTTGAACTGGTCTGTGATGGTATAACGTATGTCATAGGAGTATTCTGTTGAAATATTCCCGCCGCCGAAAACGATCGGGTCGCCGGAAGAGAAGATCACACCCGCATTTGTCCACTGGCTGTCTGCTGGCCTTTTGTAATAAATGGTTCTTGTGACACGGTTGTTATTCCCGCATGGCGCACGGTTGTACAGGGCATTGCCGAGAATATACGTCCCGTCATCCTGCAGGTTTCCGCTACTGTCACAACGTTGTGAGGTGTAGGTTTCAAAGTATGGCACAAAATACCGCTCTACCGTAATGGTGACTTTCACAGCCGCCGAAATCCTGCCCCTGGAATCGGTCACGGTCGCTGTAAAGGTAATGTCGCCATAGCTGTTCAGGAACCCTGTGGTGAGGCTTGCGGAAGCCCCTGCAAAGCCGCCTCCCGAAATGGAGTAAGAGGCTATGGTAGAGCCGCAGCTTCCCGCAGCGCCGTTCACTGTCAGCTTCGCCTTTGATTTTGACTGCACATAGATTCCCCAGGAAGATGGGACTGTTCCATCAATCCTCTCTGCCGTAAGACTGGTGATGGTTGGTTTTACACTTGCGGGGACGGTCAGCGTCATGGTGCAGGTCTTTGAACCGATACTCGTGCTGCCGTTGTAGGTAGTGCAGGTTATGGTGCAGGTACCTGTGGTGGACTTCGGTATCTGGTCTGCCAGTGTAAGCGGCGGGGTCCAGGAAACGGATGTGCTTGTGGTCTTTGTAACGATCGTTCCCTTTGCGCTGCCGAAAGTGTAGGACAGCGTATGGGTAAAGGATGATGATGCCCTCGTTACCGTGATCGTGCTTGCCGTTCCGAGATTTACCGACTTCGCCGAAACAGAGGAAGCCCTCGGAATGGTGTTCAGCGTCACTGTTGCACTTGCCGTTATCTGCTCATAATAAGTGCCGCTGATAGTTGCCTGTATTTTAAATACAGCAGAGATCGTAATGCTCTTTGTGCCGTCGCTGTTATGGGAAACGCTCTGCGATACCGTCCCAAGCGTGTGCGTACCTGTCCCTGATATGGAAGGGGAAGTAAAGGATTTCGCTGTGCCTCCTATGGTGCAGGTATTTGTCCTGCCCCCAATGCCCAGACTCCAGTCGTTGATGAGATACAGCCTGCAGGTGATCGTCGATGTGTTTGCGGACACATTCTGCGCCTGGCTCCAGTCCACCTTCAGCTTGTAATGCCCGCTCACGATTGAATTTGAAAAACTTCCGCTTGAAGCCATAGAAACCTCCTTCCGTTACACAGGACCACGCCACTTGATGGATAAATTCCCGTTTGCCCTCGGTATGAAATCAAACCACCCGCGGCTTTCGTTCCCCAGGGACAGCTTATTCCTGATCTCTGCATTGGTGATGACAAGGCTCTGGTTGGAAATGTAGGCAATCTTCTGCCCGTTTTCCTTAAAGGCAAGGGACTCACCTGAAAGCTCCGCCGTGAAAGCGTTGCCCACCCTTCCAAGCTCGATCAGCGCGCCCTTGAACCGGATATATTCTTCCAAAAGCGACTGGTTATCTGCGACCGTTCCTTTTATCTCATCCGTGACCTGCGTGAAGTCAAAGCGTATCTCCGTGCTGTTCTGCGTGATGCTCGTTTCAAAGTCCTGCTGTATCATTTCAAGCTCTGACCGTGAAATGTATTCCTCACGCACAGACAGGCTGATATCTTCCGCCGTCTTTGATATTTCAGAATAGCACTCGTGGATATTCTCTTTCAGCGAGTGCGTGGCGTCCAGGGCGGTGGATGCGTCTTTCACTGCCGTGCTGATCTTGGACTCCTGCCCTAAGATATCTTCTTCCAGAGCGGAAATATTCTGCCCCTGCTTCACCGAAGCAGAAGTCAGCGTCACGCCGCTTGCGCCGATGGTTATGGTGCTGCCCGATGGGTTGAGGTAATCCTTTGTCTTGGAAAGCACCAGGTATCTCCCGTCAATGCCATGCGGGGGAGATTTGCACTCCACATACTGCCGTGCATGGATATCGGGGATATCCGCACCCGCGTCCGATTCATCAACGATGGACAGCTCCATGCTTGTAATGCCTTTGACCAGTCCGGACAGCCGCTGGTTTGCCTTACGCAGAAGGTTTGACGGCAGGTTTACATCCTCCCAGATTTCTGTTTTCCATATCCACCCGATTTCTTTTACCGCAGCTTCATCAAACACATAATTTTTGCCGTCATTGACAGAAGTAATGTCAATCCGCCTGCCGGTCTCCGTTTCATTCCCGTTTTCATCCGTTTCCTTGATCTTAGCGCCAAAAGGGATGAATGCCGTGGCGCGTTCCGTATGGTCGGCGTTTATCTTCACATCAGTAAGGTTCTTCCCAAACTCCACTGTCTGGAGCGAAGTCTCACTGAAATCCGCAAGGTAATCCAACGTCCTGCCATTTTCAGTGTATCTCAAACGGAGATATCCTCCGTGAGTATTGATGAGCTTCTGCCGGATCGCATCCATCGTCACGGTATAATCGGAGCTGCTATAATGCACATAATCGTTATCATCGGTGACCGTCACATTCCCGACCGTGAATTTTTTCTTATCCTCCACGGCTTTGTTATGCTCTGAAATGAAATATTCCAGCAGCCCTTTCAGCGTCCCACTATAATCATAAGGCGGCTGGATGGTGTCTTTCAGATAGGCGAGCGCCGACTCGCAGGTCCAGGTGTGGGTATTGTAAAAATCCGTACCGTTATCCAAAGCCCTGCCTTCAAACACCGTATCATCGCCACGTTTGCAGACAACCACCGAGGACATCGGCTTAATGTCGGCAAGGTACGGGTGGTTAAAGGGTGCGGAAAGGGTCAGGCTGTCAATGCTCTCTGCGTCCTCCTGCACCTGTGCTTTTGTGACAGCAAGGGAAGATAGCTGCGGATGATAGAACAGGTTCCCGTCCACATAAATTCGGAATAACCTCATAGCCGTCCCTCCCTGTATCTGAATGTGACTGTGCCGTCAGTAGTGATCTCTATCTCATTTTCCCCCTGCACAAGCTCCAGTTCGGGAAACGTCCATGTGTCGGCGCTTACGGTTTTTATGAACCTATCATTCCCGACCTGCCATTTCAGGGTGGTTTCCTCCGTCACCGTTACCGTTGGGACCGCAGGCATAAAATCATTGGTGAGTACCGCCGTTCCATTTCCATTCTGCACAGCCACTGTTTCCTCTGTATGATAACGGTAAGAGTCACCATCCGTACACGATAAGGCAAGCTGACCTTTATTCGTTAATGGGTCATAGCCTGGAGTGATCTCCAATGTGCCGACACAATACAGAGCCGGCTCTTCACTCAAGATTACATCCACAAGCCGGCCTGCAAAACGGTTTATGATCTCATCAGCCATACGGTTAAAATCTTCACGATATTTAAGGCAGGACAGGGTGATGTCAAACGTCCTCGGCTGGTAGGATACCCGGCCAAGCGCCTCGGTGTATCTGATCGGGGAATTTCTCCCCGGCACTACAATCGTGTTTGTTTGCGGCTGTGGCGCCGGGAAGTTGATACCCTCACGGAGCCAGCCCAAGCCATCCATTGATATTCCGTTTAAAGTTACATCTGGTTTTCTCACAGGCTGAGCCTCCTTTGCAGTTTCTGTGATTTTCCAAGCCCTCCGTCAATATCGGGGAGCAGATGCCCTACAAGCGTCCCGTCCTCAAGGTAGATGCCCTTACTGCTGTTGTCTGCAATGATGGCGAGGTATTTCTCCATAGCCGTCATGTTAAGTCGTGCGGAAAGGATATTTTCAAGCTGGTCATAAAATCCTTTTAACGGCAGGATCGCTTCTTTTCCCGCTTCGCCGCCTGCCATAAGGCTTGAGCCATTCATGCCGAACACGGTCGGTTTTGCCATGATGCCGCCTTCCCTGTACCAGTCAATAGACAAGTGAGGGACGCTCGGCGGTGAAATGGACAGCTTGCCGCTCACCCGAAAGTGCGGCAGCTTGATATGCGGAAGGGAAAGTTTCATGCCGCTGAAAAATCCCCTGATGGAATCCACGATGGACTTCACCTTGTTTTTTGCCGCTTCAATCGGTGTGATGATAGCGTTCCTGATACCGTTCCAAACAGAAACCGCTGTTGATTTTATACCATTAAAGACAGATGATACTGTGCTTTTTACGGCATTGAACACGCCTGACACCTTGCTCTTAATCCCGTCAACCACACTGCCGATCGTGGACTTGATTCCATTCCAGACAGAGGAAGCAACGGATTTTATCGCATTGAATACAGTTGTCACTACGGCCTTTATGGAATTCACCACCGTGCTGACTTTTGTTTTGATCGCATTCCAGACAGTGCTGAACACAGTCTTAATGGCGTTCATTACCGTTGATATCACAGAAGATACAGCATTGATAACAGTCGTTACAACACTTTTTATCCTGTTCCAGACACTGATGACGGTTTCTTTGCAGTTCTCCCAGATAAAGCGGAACGGCAGGGTGATGATGTCAAATGCCGCTTCCAGTATCGAACCGATAAACATCACTGCTGTCTGTACTGTATTTTTAATGCCCTCCCATACTCCCGTAAAGAATGAGACGATACCGTTCCAGATGCCCTCAAAAAAGGTCTTGATATTCGTCCACACTTCCGTCCAGCTTGTGCCGAACCAGCCCAGCACGACATCCGCCACGCCTTTCAGCACATTCATGATATTCGTAAAGAAGGACACAATCCCATTCCAGACGGACGAAAATATCTCTTTGATACCATTCCACATCTGTGACCAGTTGCCCGTGAACAGACCGATAAATACATCAAGGATGCCTGTGATCACTCCCGTCACTGTAGAGAGGATGTCTGCTATGTGGTTAAACACACCCTCAAATACAGGGGCAAGAAACTGGCACAGACCGTCCCACACTGTTTTTATCACATCGGTAATATCCTGAAAGCTGAAACCGAGGGCATTTAAGCGGTCAACAATACCCTGACAGAACCCTGATATGGTTTCTTTTATCCGATTCCATGTTCCAATAATAGCCTCACGGAATCCCTCGTTTGTATTCCACAGATGCACAAAGGCAGCAACCAGCGTACCGATTACTGCCACCACCGCCACAACAGGCGCAGATATGCCGCCGATAGCCGCTCCCAGTTTACCCATCAGGCCGCTCATGCCGCCGGCCTTTGCCGACAGGGTCATAATGCCCTGGGCAAGTGATGAGAACGCTTTCATTGCCGTGCCGACCTTTGAAATGGTGGTTCCGATAATAATCAAAAGCGGCCCTATGGCGGCGACAAGCAGGGCTATCTTTACAACTGCCTGTTTCGTTCCCTCATCCATGCCGTTTAGCTTATCAACAAACGCCTGAACATGGGAAACGATGCTTCGGATTGCAGGCATCAGGATTTCCCCAAAAGCAATGGCTAATTCCTGTAACTGCGACTTTAAAATTGTAAGCTGCCCCGCAAGGTTATCCTGCATGGTGTCAGCCATTTTTGCGGAAGCCCCGTCACAGTTATCTATCGCCCCGGACAGCTTTGCGATATCGGCAGGGGCAGCATTCATAAGGGCAAGAAAACCACTCATTGCATTCTTGCCGACAAGGGACTCTGCGGCATTTGCTTTTTCTGATTCGGATAATTTTCCAAATGCACTGCGGCAGTCTGCAAGGATATCCGACAGGCCGCGCATGGAGCCGTCCGCATTAGTAGTGGCAATCGTCACATCACCAAGAGCCGCACCGCTGAGCTTGATATCGCCTGTCAGATTGTTCATGATGGAACGGAGCGATGTACCCGCCTGTGAGGACTTGATCCCCGCGTTTGCCATCAGACCGATAGCCTCGGCGGTATCCTCTGCGGAGAAACCAAGCGCACCTGCAATCGGCGCACAGTATTTGAATGTCTCTCCCATCATGCCGACGTTCGTGTTGGCATTCGAGCTTGCCGCCGCAAGGATATCCGCAAAATGCCCGCTGTCCTTTGCAGTCAGACCAAAAGCTGTGAGAGCGTCCGTTACAATGTCAGAGGTGGTCGCCAGGTCTTCACCGGACGCCGCCGCAAGGTTCATGATGCTGTCAATGCCCGAAAGCATATCCTCTGTTTTCCATCCAGCCATAGCCATAAAATTCATGGCTTCAGCGGCTTCACTTGCAGAAAATTTTGTCTTGGCTCCCATCTCACGGGCTTTGTCACGGAGTGCCTCCAGGTCTTTGCCAGTTGCACCGGATACAGCCGCCACCTTGCTCATCGAGGTGTCAAAATCTGCGGCAGTCTTGACAGCGGCAGTCCCAAGTCCGCCAATGACGGTTGTGACGCCCATCATTTTCTTTCCGGCTCCCGCTATGGTGTTGCCTGCGTTTTCTAATTTTCCGCCGACCTCGCTGATTTTTGCAAGGGTGGTATTGGTCCTTGCCGCTTCCTCCTGCAGGCGGCGCAATTCCTGTTCAGTCTCCACGATCTCCCGTTGCAGGGCGTCGTATCTATCCTGTCCGAGCGTGCCGTTTTCAAGCTGCTGCTTTGCCTGTATCTGTGCGGTTTTCAGCGTTTCCAGCTTATCCTTTGTCGCACCGATGGCATCCTTTAACAGCCTCTGTTTTTGTGACAGAAGTTCCGTATTGCTTGGGTCGAGTTTCAGCAGCTTGTTTACATCACGGAGGGAGGTCTGCGTGGTACGGAGCGTAGACTGCACACCCTTTAAGGCTTTGTCCAAACCCGTGGTATCGCCGCCGATCTCTACTGTAATTCCTTTGATTCTGTTCGCCACTCAGATTCCTCCTCTCCTAAAAATGGGCATAAAAAATGCCCAGAAACCTCTGGGGTGATAGTCAGAATTTATCGAAATCCTCCTGCGTGGCCTTTTTTTTGTACTTCACATCATCATTGGCTTTTTCCGTCCAGATATCGAGGACAAGCCCGA